TTACAAAAAATAAAAAAACGGGGCGCCCCTCCTTTTCAGAGGGGGGGGGGCGGCCCCCTGCCGTAAACAGCCTTCAATCAGCGGGATCAGCGCCTCCGCCCTGGCTTGTTCCTGCTCCGTCAGCGGCCGCCACAGCAGATCAACGTCGGCCAGTGTCAAATATGTCATTGTGTTCCGTTCCTCCTCTCAAGGGAGGGGACGGCAAACGCCGCCCCCGGTGCCGATTTAGGCTCCCGGCACAATTCTGGAGAAGGAATCCGGGTCAAGGATGCCCCAACCGATGTACGCCTCTGCGCGCAGAACAACCTGATTCTTACGCTTCAGATCGCCCTGCCCATCCGGGTCGCCGTATTCGATAACTTCCATCGGGATGTTCGCGGAATAGCCCCAGCGGAATGCGTTGCGGAAGTCGCCCACGATAGCCATGTCAGCCGGTGTGCTGCCAAACGCCACGGTGTTGTTGATGTCCACGCCCATGCCGGCGAACGCGCCCGGGTTGCCGCCGAAGCGGAATTCAGGATACTGTACCACACCGTTTACCTTCACCTTCGCCATAGCCGCGCCGAATTTCGGTGCCATAGCAATGCCGGTGACAACACCGTCCTTGTCCTGAATATTTGCTACCGCCTCGTCAAGATTTTCGTCCGGGGCGTCTGCGTCATAAGTCACCTTATCGGTTACAACCTTGTCAAAGCTCTTGCTGGAAATGGATTCAGCTTCTTCGCCGGTTTTCGGGTTCAGACCGTGGAAGGATGCAATATCCAGCGCGCGGGCAATCTTTGCGGCGAATCCGTCGCCGAATGCCTGAAGATACGGCAGTCGCGCCTCGTCACTCATGCGGACAAACTCGTCCGTCAGGCGGTGCTGGTAGACGAACTTTACCGGGGTGATGGTGACCGGTTCAAACTTCGCCTCGCCGGGCGACTTCTGACCGCCTTCACCTACAAGCTCGGCTTCGCCGTCCATGGAAAATACCATGATTTCGGTGCCGCGGAACGGAATCGGGGTCTGGCCGCACAGGGATGCCAGTGCGGAATGCCCCTTTACCTTGCTGAATACGTCGGTGACCAGTTCCTTCGGCAGGTTTAGTGCTGTGGTAATCGTGTTTGCCATTTTTCTCTATCCTTTCGTTCGTTAGTCGCGCAGCTGGGCTGACATTGCCGCCCATGCCGCTTCTGTGTTGTTGCCGGCCTTCTGTGCCGGCTCTGTAGAACGCATTGTGTCGACAGGCGGCACGTTTGCGCTGCCGAAAAGCTCTTTCAGCCCTTCGGCGTCTTTGCGAATGTCATCTTCTGTTTCGCCGGTCAGGCGGTTAATCAGCCGCCGATCCAGCCCGACTTCGTCCGCAATCCGGCTTTTAGCCGATGCCGTCTCGTACGCTTTGATTGACGCTTCGTGCTTGGCAATGGTGGCCTTGTGGCCTTCATTTTCCTTGTTCAGCGCATCAAGCTGCTTTTGCAGTTCGCCGGTTTTTTTCTGGTAGTCCTCCGGGGAAATCCAGCCGTCATACTTCTTGCTCTGCGATTCTCTGTCCCGCTTCAGACGTTCCGTAATGATTCCGTCAAGCTGCTCCTGTGTGGTGATTGGTGTAAATTCCATTTTGATTCCTCCCAAAATTTCCGGATTGGTGCCCGTATATATATGCCAAAAGCGCCAGCCCAAACGGGTCGACGCTTTTAGTAACTGATTCTTTGTTTTTTCTTTTCCTTTGTAGTCGCTGCCGCCCAAAACGCAAGCACCGCGCTTTCCAGCAAACCGACGTCGGCACCGTCTTTGATAGAACGATAGCCGAAACCGCCGTTAGCGCCAATCGCACGGTGTTCACAGTTCGTCACGGCCTGCGCAAGGGACGGCTGCCCCATGTGGCACACGCTTTGCGCGGTCAGTGCCGTTTCAAACATCTGGTTTGCGGCAATGATTTCTTTCACTGTTGGCAGGATGGGGGCAGGCCGGATGCGCTGATCTTTCAAGTCATCTGCCAGCGTTTTCTGCCCGTTCGCGCCGTCAATCACTATCTTTTCGATGTCTGCTTTGCGGAGGAAATCCACCATCCAACTGTTCCCCGCCCGGATGGGGCGGCAATCGATGGTTTCCACAAAAATTCGGCCGTCTGCGGTTTTCGCCGAAATGGACATCGCCGCGTTTGTGCCGTCGTGTCCGAACTTGATACCTGCGAATAGTTTTCCTTGCAGTTTCGGCAAGGCTTTGCATTGCAGTGCCTTCCACTCTGCTTCACTGATGGCGGATTTCAAACTGTACTGGAACCAGTAGCCCAAACGCTGAATGATAAAGTCCAGTTCGTCTCCGCGAATTTCCGAACGGATTTTTCTTTCGTCCAGATGGTGTCCCATCGATGGGTTTGTTTCGTACCACAATTCAACATCGCGGATGTCTCGCGGCTTTTTTTCAACGCCCCATTCCGCCCAGCCGGTGTCGTAGGTTTCGCCTGCCAGGCTCTGCGCGCGAAGCGTCGGAAAAACAGTACCGGCGCTTGTGGTTGTCGGTGGTGTTCCACAAAAAATCGTCTGCGGATTCGCAGAGTCGGAAACCGTGTAAATCAGCGCGCCTTCCTGATCGGTCGTATATTCCTGCGCCTCGTCGATAATCAGCAAGTCGAAACCCTCGCCCAATCCGCCGTTCGCCGTTCGGGTGCGGAAGGCAATCGTGCCGCCGTTCGTCAATTCCACGCATTCCAAGCCGTTCGCCTTCGTGCTGTGAAATGACTTTTCCGGCGCTTCGTCCTTCGTGCGGCGGTCCAGTTCCACATACCCCGCGTCCGTCAGGATTTTGCAAAGCCGCTGCCATGCGGACCGGGATGTACTAGTACGGTGCGCGGTGTGGCAAATCTGTTCGCCGTGCACCAATCCCCAGATTTCCCGCATGGCTACTACTTCGTTTTTGCCGTTTCTGCGCGGCACACTGTATCCGAATTTCTGGTGAACCCACAAGCCATCATCGTTGACGGCCATAATGTCACAAGCTAACAGTTCCTGCCATTCAATCGCAGTGCGTCCGCTTTCGTTGTAAAGATTGACCGCTTCCATGCCGAGAGTTTTGTCATAGGGTAATATCAATGATTGGGTCGGCGTCTGGCGACCCATGCGGGCTTCCGCCATCTGTCCGGCCTCCTTCGTATGGTTAGTTCTTACCAACCTTCCGTAATCGTTTCGCGGAACTTGTCGTAAAACGGCTTGATTCTCACTAGGTTGCGCTTGCATTCTTTCGGAACATTGCCGTAAAAGATGATTTTGTCCGGGTGCAACCTGTCCAACATGGTCTGATATCCTAGCAGAAACAGTTCCCGTTTCTCTCTGCTGTTCATGCATCCTACACTTGAAACGGCAACAGCCCCGCCCTCCGGCTCCCCATCAAAACACCACGCGAAGCTATCTGGCGTTGACCACGATATGGTGGGTATCACCTTTAACCCTGCATCTTGCAGGTATGCGCCCACCCAATGCTTTCGATAGTGGTTATATATCTGAATCGTTTTTGGAAAATCCGTATAGGTGGAGTAATCCGGCGTCATCACCCAGTCAAACCGGGACAGTATGGGGATGTATCTGTCTATATTTGTCCACAGCCGATTGAATTGATAATCATCAATAAAGAAGTGAACGCCCTTGCCCGCGCCGTCCTTGGTGCTTTTTGCGTAGTTAAAGGGAATAAACTGGCAATCGCCGCTGAAATGCTCTGGAGCCAGTGCTGGAATGTCATATTCTCCAACGCCGTCAAAGATGCGGCGCTGGAGGTTTTCATAGTTTTTGCTCTGTCGGTAGTTCATCACTTTTTCCAACTCTTGGTGCGCCCGTCCCATCTAAACCCGGCCTTTTTTATAGCCACTCTATGATCGTATGTGTTCCCCTTGATCTCAGAGTACGATGCTAGATTCGTTGGAAGCGCAGTCGAGATAGTCAGCGACTTTCCAACGGCTGAGTATCCCTTGTAACCACGTTCATATTTCTTGCTTGCAGGGTTGTACCCGAATGTATTCCCGTGCTCTTTTTGAATAGTATCTGCTATTCGACTGCCCTTCGGCGCTGAAATGCTCTGGATTGCCGTGGAATTCAAATTTACATTGATGGGTCTGCCGTTAATTGCGCCGTTTTGAACGGTAATATCAACATGTTTCGTTTTATTTGTTTTCGCAACGACTCTCCATTCCTTATCGCTTGCCGAAGAAAATGTCAGCATGCCGGTCGCTTTATCGAATTTCGCATCTAAGGCTTCATCATGATAATAGCCTCCCAATGCCCCACGCCTGTAATAAGTGCTGATTTTTTCCGCCTTTCCTTTTTGAAGCGGCTGGTTTCCCTTGCCTGCTCCCATTCCACTGCTTCCGCCACGTCCGCCCATGATTTACTCCTCCTCTGTGTGGTTGTACTCTCATGCCCCCTTTGACGGCAGAATGTGCATGTTGTAATAAATGCTAGCTTGTTTCGCAGTCATTCTTCTGTCCCACATCAACATTCTCACCCACTCGCTCCGCTCTTTCCGCGCTTTTTCCTTTGATGCGGCTTTTTGTTTCCGCTGCTCGCCGAGTTGTTTAATAGCCGCTATCCTAGCGGATGGGTCATCCCCCGCCCATCGTGCTTTACTCCACACGTCTTGTTTAGTCCCGTCTGCTGGGTCATAGGTTACAAGGCAGTTGCAGTTCGCATGCCGGCGGAAAACATCTTTCGGTACATTCGGGTAACTGTACGTCCCTGCCAGCGCCTTGCACCAGTCACAGCAGCCTCCCAGCGCCTGCCGGGTGATTTTTGGTCGAAGACCTGCCTTGCTGTGTAAGTCGGCGTTAAGCCGGACCGATTCGTCCACAATGTTTTGCGAAAAATTTTCCATTCCTGCCAGCAGCGCCGGCTCCGCAGTCTCATAGCTTTTTGCATTCTCAACCATTTTCCCCAGGCCGGCAATGCGGTCTGTATTTTTCGACGGGATCTGCACCTTCAGCCCGATGCGCGCCTTTCGGTTTAGCGCCTTTTGCGTCTGTGCGGTATAAGCCGCTACTTTCTCATAGTTCTCGTCCATCACGGACGGCAGTAGTTTGCCGCTCAGAGCTTTTGCCTGCCCGTCGTCGGCGATCTGCGTATAATGCTCGTGCCACGAGCATCCGATTAGTTTGCTAACCTCGACCGCGTATTCCCGCGCATCTGCATAAGATGCAGTGCCCTTCTCTATGCTGTCAAGCAGTTTCTGTATTTTCTTATGATTTCGATACCGGTCATGGAAGTCTGCCAGCATAGCAGAAAGTAATTCTGTATCCGTCATTCCTTCTCGTTCACCGCCTCAATGCCGGTCAAATCCCGCAGGTTTTCGCTGCCGAAATAGCCCGGTACCGCCTGATTCAGCTTCACCGCGCCATCCCCGATGCTGGACAGCATGGAAGCGTC